GCAAATAAATTATATTGAGCGTTTCCAATAAAACCACACAATAGCAATAAAATTATATATTTTCTCATAATGACCCTGCTGTTAAATATTCGTTTGAAACTCCTGTATTTACAATAGTATGACTTAATTTTTCAGCCATTGTCGTTCCTGTATTATTTATTAAAACAACCGACCCGCCTAAAGCATAAGTCAATGTTACGCCTGTTTGAGTAGAAAAAGAACAATTAAAACCACTCATTAAACCGTTTGGTAAAGTTACAGTACATGATGCCGTTAATAGAATTATTGTTCCGTTATCTGAATTAGCTAACGTTGTATTTGTTGATATTTTACGAACTGTTAATTTAGTCAAGGCCAGTGTTCCGCTATCGTTTGGAATAGAAATTGTTTGATTTGCTGTTAATGTTTCGGTATCTAAAGTATTAGAATAAATTCCGTTATAAAATTTAATAGTTCCAGTATCTAATATCTCTAAATCTGAATCAGTTCTAATATTGTCACTAAATGTTTTATCCCCTAAAATAGTTTGATTAGTATTTAAATCAACTACATCAACAACATTTGCGGGCGTATAGCCCAAAGCCGCTATAATTGACGCACTTGAAACAGCGACACCTCCACTTGCGACACCTCCAAATTTTTGCGCTTCAATTATTTTAGAAGTAGTTGTATTTGTCAAATCCGTAGCGTTATTTCGTAAAATAATATAAGCTCTTACTATTCCATTTGCAGCAATATTTGGTTCAACAACAAATGACCTCGTAACTATTGCGGCCTCTGCATCTGCTAAAGTAGCGTATGTTTGTTGTCCGTATTGTATTCTAGTTTGCCCTGTTTGAAACAATGTAACTGTTTGAATAGTAAAACGATTTGAAGGAACGCTAGTCAATACATTTGCTAAATCATAAACTGATGGATTTAAAACCGTCAAATCTCCGCTTTCAGTACCATTTTGTGTTCTATATCTAAATGTTAAAGCTGTACCTGATGCAATTGATAAATTATTAGGGTCTTTCCAATTATTAGCAAAATTTACACCTAATTTAAATATAATTCCCGCGCTTTTATTTAATGATAAATTTGCACCATTTTCAATATATTTATTTCCTGATATATTTAATGCTCCAATTGCTTCCATTAAGTCGTGCAATTGATTAGTTCCTGCATTGGTAGGTGCTGAAATGTTATTGACTAAATTAATTGTGGTTAAATTGCTGTGTATTACTGCCCCCAAAGCAATTAAATCGCGCCTTTGAATATTTGTAAATGGTGTAGCTTGCATAACTACTGAAGCACTCGAATTTATTGCAACGTATGTAATATTAGAAGTAAGTAAATACGTTGGTGTAATTCCTGTAAATGCGGGAAAATTAATTATTTTACAAATAGGATTTTCAGGATCGTCAAAATTAGATATAATCCCAATACCCGCCGTAATATTGAATTTTGTAGGATCTGCGTTTGTAGTTACCAAACCGTTTTTTATCAATCCTGTAGATAGGTAGCTTTTTAACTTTAACGAATCAATAACGGCTAATGAAATCGGTATGTTATTAACAGATGCTTTTCCATAAGTTCCGTCTGATCCTTGTGTTACTAAAGTATTTGGATTTGTAACTGTTTGAGTAGAATTATTTTTTATTCCGTAATCAAATTCCTGTTCTTGTCCAGTACTTGTTTGTCCATATCCTACAATGGATATTAATAAAAATAAAAGTATTTTTTTCATTGGTGTAATTTTTAACAAATATACAAAAATTCCCTAACAAATTAATGATAGGGAATTTTTTAGTAGCAAGTTACTACTAGTCTGGCACGACATTACAAATTTAGTTATAATTTTTCAATTTCTTTGATAATCAAAGTTGAATAATATTTACTATTTTCAATTACATTTTTACCAGTAAGATTAAATTTTTTATAACTCTCAACCACTTCTTTTATTGTTTCAGTCGTTATGGTTGTGAATAAAACTTCTCCAAGTATTTTTTCTTGTTCTTTAATTGAGTCGATAATTTTTTGACATTCCTCATAATTTTCATCAAACTCAAAATATTCTAAAACAAATAATACACTTAAAATTCCATACATAAACATATATTTTCTATAATGTAATGTAGTTGTTTTCATTTTTTTTAAAATTTCTCCAATCAATCCAACCTCACTACTCAAAATATTAGGATTTTGTTTTAAATACTCAATCCCGTATTTCTTCGCTTGTAAATAATAATCATACAAAGCAGGAACACGATGTTTCATAATTATATTTTGTGAAAACTTTGGCTTTGCTACGAATAAAGCCGTTTCTTTTATTGCTGTTTTAAAATCTTGTTCGGTCATACTATCTTTTTATTAAGTAATTTTTCAGCTTCTTGGATTGTGATTGTTTCGATTATTTGAGCCCATTGGCCGTCTTTGAATACGCACCATTTGCCCCAACCTGTTGTGTATAATTTATTATTTTCAAAGTAAAAACAACTTCCAACCCTAGCTCCTTCGGTAAAAATACTTCCATTTTCAGAATCTTCTAATTCGTTAAAAGATATTTTATCCTCAAACCCTCTCTTATTAGCCTCACAAATCAAAGCCGATTCAATTTCTTGTAGGGTTGCTTCTATAAGACTATTTTCGTGGTCTTTATTTGCGATATAATCTTTTTCTCTAAAATATTCATTATGTAGCCATCCATAATAATAGATTCTATTTCTATCTTCTTTTCCTACTTTTTCAATTTCAGTAATAAATATCAAAGATTCGAAATCTATACTTCCTTTATACCACTTCCCAACTTCCAACTCCTTTTTAAAAGCATCTGGAAACCAAGCGCGCAAATCAGCACTTACAAGTTGCTCGTTTCCTTCTTCATTGTTTTTCAGTAATTGTGTGAGTTGTAGTTTTGTAATCTTAAACTTTTTCATAATTTCTCTTCTTTTTTTAATTCTTCAATTGTTCTTTGTTTTGCGTAATTGCGTACTTCTTTGATTAGTTTGGCATCGTCCAAACACTGTACGCTTATTTGAATTTTGCCGTTTTTTGATTTTTTCATAGTTATTTAATTTTTTGACGTAAATCAGAAATATTAACCGATAATGAAGTGGTTATTTTATTAGGTAATAATAAAAATGCTTCTGGGAAATTTTCCTCAACTCTTTTGTAAGTTCTTAATCCAAATAATGCAACTTCAATTTCGGAAAATAGTTTTTTATACTCTTTTTCTTTGTCTTTAATTTCATTTAATGAATTTTTAATTAATAATGCATCGGTTTCATTTGGCTGAAATGATGATTTAAAAGCAGGAATATGGTTTTTTGTATTTAAATATTGATATTCGAAACCGTTTCCAGATAATTGAAAAGATTGTCTTGTTTCTACATAACTTGGATATTTTTTATAAAAATCCTTAATTTCTTTAGGAATCGTACCTAAAATAATGTTTTCAAGTTTTTGTTTTAAATCTTCTTTTAATCCTTTTAATTCTAATCCTTGTTTTTGGATTAATTTTTCGGCCACTTCGGTAGCAATTGCTTTTGTAATGTTCATAATTTATATTTTTTAGTGTTATTAAAGTACAAACGTACGATTTATTTCGTACGAAAACAAAAAAAACACCCTAATTTTAAGAGTGTTTTGTTATTTGTATTTAGATTAATTAAAAATAGAAGTCTATTACAATTCTAGCGCCTGCAGGAACTGTTTTTTTGAATGTAAATGTAGATCCTGCTTGTGTAAATGTATTTAAATCGCTTTCGAATCCTGTCATTTCTTTGTGTTGTGGCGCATCATTTATCCATCCCCTCAATGCAGTAGCTCCTATAGGGATTATATAATCTTGTCCAGAACCTGCATATCTAACACAGTCCATGCCTTGCACTAAATCTTGTAACGCTAAAAATACTGCATTTTCACTTGGTGAATAATTTGTAACTCCTTCGGTAATTGTTTGGCTAATCATTGCGGCTGGCGGGTCAACTATAATGGGTATTTCAACCCCTAAACTCCAATTAATGCCGTTACCTATAATAACATTCAATTCCTCTGTACAAACAATATCAGGATGTCCACCTGTTTGAGAATACGTTCCTTTACCGGCTAAAAACCACTCATTTGTAGTTGTATTTGGTAAAGTTTGTCCATCGGTAACAGATATTGGTAAAAAAGCTATTCCTGCGGTACTTTCAATAATTCCAGCAATATAAGTCGCTAAATCGTTAATAGTTCCTCGTCTTAAATCAGTACCTACTTCGTGCGGTATATTATCTGTTAAGCTGAATGTAGCTTCGACTAACTGACCTACTCTTATTGTGCTTATCAATAATGGATCTATCATAATTTTATAATTTTTAAAACCACACAATAAGGTTGCATATTTTTATTAGTTCCAGATACTCCAACTGTTTCTGTTCCAAACATATCACCAGCAACCGTGTCGCCAACATATGGGGTTTCGGGATATTTATTACCTCCGTCAGTTGAAGAATATTTTAAACCGTGACTATGTGCAACTACGACCGCATCCCTAGAACCTCCGTAAGCCCCTATGTTGTTTTGAACAGCACCGTAACCAATTGTAACAAGTCCGTCTAATTCAGTGGCTAATCTAAAACCTGTCAATAAATTTATTCCTAATCCGGCTTCGTCAATATTATTGTCTATATATTCCTGTGTAACAAATAGTTCCTTTATTTCGTGTTGTAATGCCGCAGAATGTATATTTACAAAATCAATAAGATTTTGAAAAGTTGCATTTTTAAGTGTTTGGTCTCCGATTGTTTCAAATGGAAATATATCGGTCAATCCAATCGCGTCTGGAGACAATTGGTCAACTCTTACAGTCGTTATGTCATTTGGATCTATCATAGTTGTTTTGTTCTAATTATTTGTGTTGCAGTTGGGTCTGTAACAATTAATTCATTTGGATTACCACTGTTTAATACATCAGTGCCTTTAGTTGTTGTTAATGGTATTCCAAAACCAATTAAAGAGCCGCTAAAAGATAAAAATTCATCAACCGGAGTAGCTTCTGAAAGTTCGCTTATATAGCATTTACCGTAATCAATTATAGGAAAATCGCCTTCTATTTTCCATTCCAACAAAGCACGTGATCTTTTAAATTGTTTTAATTTATCATAAGAAACAACATTAAAATTACCGCCTGCAACACTTGTTACTACTTGCAACCCGCTAAATGAAATCGTATAGCTTTGCATATTTGGCCGTGATGTTGACCAACCACCGTTATCCCGCGTTGTTGTATCTATAAATTCGCTAGTTTCGCTAAATGGATTATCTTGCAAACAAGCAATAGGTAAATAATTACCTAATACTTTTATGAATAAAATTCTGCTTTCTCCTTTGTAAAAATCCATACAACAAATATATTAAAAAATTATGAACGAATAGACGGTTTTACAGTATTTCCATAATCGTAAGTTAATAAATATTGTAAGTCAGCAACTTCGCTTGTAAAAAACTGCTGTAGCTTTCCGCGCGTAATATTTGAATCAGTATCATAGCTATGTTCAATAAACATAAATAAGCCGCTAATATTGTTTATTTCAATTATAGATAAATATGGTACGTATCCATAAATATCACCAGTAAAAGTTTTAATTGGCTTTTGCTGTATACGCATATCGTCCTCCGCGCTTATTCTTAATAAATATTTTTCCTCTAGCTTTCCTTTACGCGTCCAAAGTGTTGTAAGTGTAGTTTTATCACTTTTATAAATTGCACCTTCGAAAATATCTCCAATTGAATCTCCGTTGTAAACTTCTTGATTTTCTTTTATTATTGAACTTGGAGAAACTAAACGGCTAACTGTGTGAAACTCTCCTACTTTTCCATCGTAATTAAAATTATTAATAATTTGACAAGATTTAATTTCAACCTCTGTAGCTGTAACTTGGTCAGATAAAACACCTCTTATAGTTGCATAAACGTTACAATTTGAAGGAACTGGCTCTGTTTTTAATGTCCATGTAAATTCGCCTGCTCCGCTTTGAGTAGTATTTACTATTGTTTCAGTATTTTTCCACGACCCGTCATCACTAGCCCAGAATCCATCTGAACGAACTATACTAAAAGCAAAATAAGATGTTATATTTGAACTTGAACTTAATTCTACTTTTAAGTCTATTTGACTACCTGCTAAAATTCCAATTGATTGAGAACGTAATATTTCACGATGAAAAGGATAATCTAAAATCCATCTAGTGTACATTTTCAATCCCATATCATCGTTTATATCATTGATTAAAATGAATCCATATAAATTACTAGCTTTTACCCAATAATCAAAAATTAACGCTGTATCGTGATGTAAATTAGGATTTAATAATATTCCTGATTTAAAACCATATTTATAATTCAAACGATATGCGCTAATAGCTCCCTTTGTTTGTATTTGTTGATTTCCTCCACAATGATGTGGGTAATAGTTATCAATTTGCGAACCTATTTTTTTATATAGATTTTTAGTGAAAGTTGTATTTAAACTATTGTCTATAAAAGTTGCATTTTTAATAAATTCATTCGGGCGATAAATCCACCAATATCCATCTTGTTGAGTAATGCAAGCGGAAAACAAATTCAATACTGAATTTAAAACTTCTTCACATGTCATTGTCGTGCCACCTCCCGCTGTTTCAGAATCTATTTTAAAAAAACGATCTGAATTTACATAAGTATCTTTTAAAATATTTGTTCCTGAATAATCTAAATAATGAATATCAACAAAAGTATTAATCGTCATTACTAATCCAGTTCGAGCTAAACATGCTGTTATAACTTCAAACATTGACAATTTACCAGTATAATTTAAACCGTTTGCTTTTACAAATGCTAAATCTTTTAAACTACCTAGACCATCAATAAAATCTAAATCAACTATCCAAATATCACGCACAAATGATTGAGTTACTCCGTCTGGTTTTAAAAATCCTTGAAATACAGTTCCGGTACTATTAGTAACTTTTACCGTATACGTTCTTTCGTCTGCTTCTGAAAATTCCTCAAATGTTAATAATGGATTAGCCTCCAATTGTAAATTTAATCCAGTTCCTCGAATGGTATCTAAAACATTGTCAACACTACCCTTGTCAAATGAAATTTTCCCAAATATTTCAGTTGAAACTCCGGTAAATCCAAGCTCAAATATCTGAACTAAATATCCTGTATAATTATTTTGTATGAAATATTTTTCCATTATCTCCCTCCTATTCTTAAGTTTCTTTCAGTAGTGTTGTTCAATACCCCAATTAAAGACGTTCCGGCTATTTCAAATACAACTGAACCATTTGCGCCTCCACTCCATCCCGTTCCGTTTCCTGATGTTGTTGATGTGTTATTAGCTGTTGAGCCTGTTGCTGTTGATGTTTTACTACTACCTCCTTTTGCTTTGCTTCCAATCGCGCCCCCTGCTGCTTTTAATAAAACACCTACTGCTATTGCAGCGATACCCGCGCCAATAGCAATTGGCCCACCTGTTGCAATTGCTAAATCTAAATTACCTTTGGCTACTGCTAAAACACCATATTTAATAAGTAATCCACCCATATCGGAAAGAAACGCGCCTAAACTTTGAAGTAATGAATTTCCAATAGCAGAAAAAACATTTTGACCGCTTGCCAAGGCCTCGCCAATTGACGTTCCTAAATCACTAAATGTAGCTCCTAATGAATCAATCACTAATCCGTTTACATCTTCACTAAAATTAAATAATAACGCTTGTGTTGCCAATAATTCACTAGACACAACCTCTCTAATTCCTGTAAAAGCCGTTTTTATTGGCTCAGTATTTATTGGAGAAACAACTAATCCAATAGGTATCAATTGAGATTGTAATCCTGATACTTGCGGAGTATTAAAAGTTTGTGCTACTTTTTTACCCCCGCCAGTTTGTTGTTGCTCTAGTTTTAAACTTGATGCCGTTAATTGATTTATTACGTTTTGTCTTTGGTCAATTGCTTTTGTTCCTTTTAATATTTCAGATCTATATTCGCTTTCGGCAAATTTAGAATTTCTAATTAAACCGTTTAAATTTGTAACAGCTATAAACTTTTGGTTATCCGCATAAAGTTCATCCTTTGTTGAATTTCCAACTAACAAAGCTAATTCTTTTTCAAGTTTTAAAGTTTTGTCTTTTTGTTGAAGTAGTTTAGCGTTTGCTGAATATATTTTCAATTGAATGTCAGCACTAGCTCCGGCTAATTTTTCAGCGGTTGCCCTTGCTACTAAAGCTTTCGTAAGCTCCATTACAACACCTGTTAAATTAGAAGTCATTATCTGTTCCTTAGATAAATTTCCAAAGTAACCAGGATATTGCTTTTGTAGATTTTCAACTGCTATCAATCGATCTTTATCAGATAAAGCCTTATTTTGTGATGCAGAAACCAAAGCTTTTAATCCAAAAACTTCACCTGCTGTTGCTTTTACACCTTCTTCACTAGCTTTTTTAATTGCGCCTCCAAATTCATCAAATTTACCTGTAACTTTATCAATAATATCGCCAACACTTAAGCCTGATTGAGCTAACAAAGTGAAACCTGTAGTAAGCAAAGAAACGCCTAATAAAATACCACCACTACCCATTATAGACGATGCCATAGCTTTTAAAGCTCCACCTGTTGATCCTGTACTATTTTTTAAGTGTCCAAAAGCCTCTACGGTTGCTGTAATATTATTCCCAATACCAATAATCCCGTAGGGCGCATCTTGCGCTATACGTGAAAACTGCATTAAGGCATTGCCGCCGTTTGCAGTTTGTTTTACAAATTGCCCCCCAACTTGTGCGCCAGTATCTTTAACGGCCGTTTTTAAACTATTTAATTGACTTTTAGCGTCTTTTATTTGAGCTGTAATTTCGTGCGTATCTAAGCCAAGTTTTATCTTTTCAAGTTTAGCTTTCGAAAGTTCTTTAACGTCAAATTCAACTTCCTTTATTTTCTTTTGGAAGTCTGTTATGTCAGCACCAATTTGTACCTCTAATTTATTGCCTGTTGCCATTTTTGAAACTCTTTTAGGAAACGTTCTTTGTGTTCTTCTGATACGCCTTCATTTGCTTTTTTATCTCCATTCAAAGGTAAGAATAATTCTTTACGCTTTACCATTTTTTTAGGGTCTTGATGTGGCGCAATATAACTTGTCCACATTAATTCTCTTAACATTTGCCATTTATATAAATCTTTCCTTTTATATGCAAAAAGCCTGATTTGAAATTCTGCCCACGTCATGTCGTAAACGAAATCCAAATCAGGACAATTAAGCTCTCCTAAAGCGAAAGAAATTACATCTTCGCTCCAGTTTATTTTGTCGTTACTTTTTTTTTAGTTTCCGGCTGTGTTGGTACATCTTTAATTAAAGAATTTACAAACGCAGTATTAAAACTTTGTAAAACTTCAACAGTACTATCATCTATCCAATTTATAACGTCTTGTAATACAAAATCAGGGTCTTTTCCTTCACGTACGTATCCATAAGAACAAGAATGATACATCATTAAAGGCAGCCATTTAAAAGGATTTGCAACTCTTAAACGGTCAAAATCTGACATGTCCGTATTTGTTTCGTCTAATAGTCTACCTAAAAAACCTAAACCAAAATAGAAATCTCTATATTTACCACCTATATGTAAATTTATTTTTTTCATAATTATATTAATTCAGCTTTCCAATATCCAGAACCTAAATGAATGAATCTATATGATATGTTTGCAGCTACTGAAACATTTGTACTTTGACTAGATACGCCATTCGGAGACAAAACCGATGTTCCCGCTTGGTTTCCTCTTACCGCAAAAGCATTAGCGTTATTAGCGGCAAATACAAGTACTTCTTTTCCTATTATATCAGTAGTTGGCAGTACTACTTTGTCAGTAGCTCCGGTTGTAGTCACGGTGTTTAAATCGTAACTTAAAATTTCGTATAAGGAAACGTCTGTAGCCTCAACACTTCCTGCTGTTTTTACTGGTGCTTGTTGATCTACATAATCAACAACGGCTTTTAAATTAGTTCCAACATCTGTTGGAGTTATTCCTGCGGGCGTAGTTTCGTTTGTTATTTGGCTATCAATTTGCGCCTTTAATGCTGTATTTGTCATTTTATTGATTTAAAGTTAAGCAAATTCACTGCTAAAAACATTATTGAAAACGCTAGTTCAGGCGTTCGGATCTACTAAAACAATAGCTCCATCTCCGTCAATGGTCGCGCTAAACGTAGATACTTCGTCACCACTTCCAAAAGTCGCATTTAAATCAGTAATATAGCCACTACCGTAGTATTTTACACTTGTTGCATCGTCAATATTAGTGTCTAATTTCCACTCAACTAATGTTTTGGCTTGTTGAATTAAGAATAATGCGTCATGTGATTGTTTGGCTGTATCCCCCCCAACAGTCGTAGTGTCGATATATTCACCTTCGGCATCAATACTATAATCAAATGATCCCGGTGTTTTCTTTGTTACGCCCGGATAACATTTAGTATTTGATGTTATCATTGAAACAGTTGTATTTAAACTGTTTGAAGTTAAACAAGCTACTGGCTTATAGGCAGCACCTGTATAAACGTAGATTATTCCTTTTTCGCCTTTAATGCTCATTTTGATAAGTTTTTAAATTATTATGTAAATATACTATTTTTATTCTAATGTTAATACAACACGTATAAAATTTCTATAAACTGTTTGTGTTGATGTGCTTGCGTCTAAATTACTAGGAAATTCAAAAGTACGATTTAAAACAGTATATCCGGTAACTTCTATATTTTCAATTAATGCTAAAATAGCCGTTTCCATGTCGTCATTAGCTAATCTACTACCAACATTTCCAGCACCATTATAAATACAAACTAAATCCAATAATGTAGCAACTTCCCAACGATATGCGCATTTATTTGCTTTATCAATACTTTTGTCTTGTGTTGAAATAATTACGTATTTAGTAGGATTTAATTTTCCCGTCACTTGTGTATCAAAACAAGAATATGAAGCGTTAATTGCGTCATAAATAGCTTTTCTAATATGTTTATTTGGATTTACCATACTTGTTTAGTACTTTTTCTAATTTTTCTAAATATTCTTTTCGTCCGCGTAATAATGATGGGTATAAATATGGCCTAGCTCTTAAATTTACTTCTTTAACTCCTTTGCCCTTAAATAACCAAGCCTGTTCTTTTAGTTCGTTAGGAACTTGAACTAATCCACCCGTACCAAATTCTACATAAGCCGCATAAGGTGCTACCGTTCCGCCTGCTTCAATTTTCCAATGTGTTTTATCAACTTCTCGAGCTTTTATAGATTGTCCTAATTTACCAAAGTTTGCCGGAGCTTCACTCTTTGCGTAGCTTTCAATTTTTCTTGCAACTAATTCAGTAACTCCTTCAATATCTTTTTCAGCTTCTTTTCCGTACTTTCTTAGGTTTGATATAACAGTATTAATCCCTTTGAGTTCCATATATTTCAATATCAATATTATTCAAATCCATATTCAAAATAGAATCAATATTATAAATTAAACCGTTGTATTTAATGAAATTATCTTTTACTGATAAATCAATATCGTAGCGATTACGGACAGTAAATACAGTTTGAACAAAGTTATCATTTTGACCGTTTTCATTCTGTCTATACGCTCGTTTAGTAGTTACATTTGCCCATACTGAATAAACCAAAGCAGTAGTTACAGTATTACCACCATAACCATCAGGAACTGTTGTAGTTTTCCATATTCCTATTGCTTTTGTGTATTTACGCGCTATCATTTTTTATCTTTATTAAAAGTAATCCAAAAACCAACAAAAAATAATTTTATTTCAATCAATAAAAAAGTATATCCGTAACCTTGTGGAATATCGCAATCAAAGGACAATACGAATCCTAAAAACTTTTTTGAAGTATAAAAATAGCTTTTTCTAGTTATCATACAAATCTTCTATTTACGTCAATTGCTTGCATTACTGATAAAGGAATTAAAGTGCTGTTTTGTTGTGTTTCGCTTTCATAGAAATACACTTTAAGTAATTGTAAAGCCGCATCGATTAACTCATTTGGTATATCATCAACATCGGTATAACCTAATGTTAAAACAACCGATCCGCTAACTGTTGGAACAATTGCGTTTGTTTGTCGATATTGAATATCTAATAAAGTAACGGTATTATCAATAGGATAATCATACACAATAACACTATTAACTAAAGCGCATGAATAATAAATTTTATTGCGAGTTTTAAATATATGTCCCGTTCTTTTTTCAATAAACGACAAAGAACTTTTAATCATACTTGTAATTTCCGCATCCGTTTCTGTTTGCAAAGTATCTATTTTTAAGTATAATTTTGCTTGTGCTAAAGAAATAACATCTGTATATGCTGTCATTATTTTTTAGTTTTAGGTTCTTTAATCGCCACCACATACCAATTCATTGCTTTTGCATCTTCATCAGATAATTCAATTGTGTCGTCTATTTCGTAGTTTTTCTTTTCTGATATTTTAAAAAACGCTTTAATTACCTTGTACTTTTTCATAAATTAGATGTTAAATTATCCATTAAATCATTGATGTTTTCTAAAACTTCTTTGTTAAATTCTGTAGATTTTGCTCCAAATGATTTATCAGAATTTATTTTTAATAATATATCTGAATAAATTTTTGTAAATAATTCACCGTCTTTTATGCCGCATATTTGCAAATATTTAAGATAACATTCGATAAAAAACTGTTCACTTGTTGTACCGTAATTTGTTCTTTTACTATCTGTTTTTTGAAGCCATAAAGCCTGATTTATTTTATAATCAGAATATTTTAGTATCATAAGATTAATTTTTATTAGTCAAATATACAAAATAATTTGTTTTATATTAAAAAAGATTTATATATTTGTATCAGCATAAACGTATGAAGATATACGTTACTATTTAAAAACTCAAAGACCTCCATAACGGGGGTCTTTTTTAATTTATAGTATTATGAAAAACAAATTTAAAATTATCGTAGATATTTTATTTAAAAATAAAACCTACGTAGAAAAGCCAACAACGCCTGTTGTTATTGAAAAAGAATGTAAAGTTAATTCTTTATTAGGAAGAGTAATTGTTAATGACGAAAATTCAATTCCAGACGAAATTGCATTTAAAAACGCTGTTAACGAGATTTTTAAAGGAAATTTAATAATGGATTTTGTGTCTAAGAGAAAAATTCCATTTATGAATAGCGATACTTTTTTAAGAAACGAAAAGAAAACAGTTTACGAAGTTGAGTTATTTTTAATTAAAAAAATATAACATTATGGAAAATTTTATATTAAAGTTAGAGGAAAGTGGATATATAAAAGAAACTTTTTTTTATAAAACTGATAATGACGAAAATGATAAATATATTTGGGTAAAAGATAATATTGCTATATATTTTGATTGGACTACTAAATTATGGTATAAATCTAATTACGATGAATTGAATTATAATAGTGGATTACCTTATGATAATGTTATTTAAATAAAAAACCCTCCGATTAAAGAGGGTTTTTAAAATTAACTAATTCAACCAAAAAATTATACTGCTGTAAAATCTCCGTAGATGATAGCTGCTGGTTGTTCAACTGCTAATCCTACTTGCGCTTCGATACGTGCTGTAATGTTATTTGTTACAAAGTTTGTTCCTTCAGTTTCACTAAATTCCAAAGATAAGCCTTCTGTAACAATCTTATTAACGCGTGACCAATCACCAACATAATATTTATTAGCTGCCAACCAATTCGCTTTTAACAACGGAATTCCATTGATACGTAATTGACCGCCTTCTAAAGTTACAATACCCGGCAAACCGTATCCTGCACCTGTTGATTTCTCAGTTTTCAAAATATCCCAATAATCAGCAGGACGCAACACAATTCCATTAACTGGGTAATTTAACCCCTCTTGTTTTGCGATTTCGTTCAAAAGCATTTCAATTTTATTTTTTCCTGTGATAATCTCAGTTGATGCAGTTGCAGCACCAGCCAAAACAGTATTAAAGATTGAATTTTCAGCAATTGCGTAATCTCTACGCAAAGCATTTGGAATAAATGAAGTTAAGAAAGGCAAGTTATTAGCCATCTTTTTGCTGTATCTTGTGAATCCTGCAATAAAGTTTGTAGCTAAATCAACCATTGTAAAGTCGTAATCTCTTTGAGATTTAGAAGACCCTTCTGTTTGAGCGGCAATAGATCCTTCTCCAACTCCTTCACGTGGATATGTATAAGTACCACCGGCAATGTTAACGCTTCCAACCAAATCAGAAACGTTAACTAATTGACCTGGAATCATTACAACATTGTTGTTATAAACTCTAGGCTCGTCTCCGGTTAGATTAGCTCCTAAAGTCATGTTTCCTACTACTTTAGTTTGTAGCGCATTTCCTTTTCTAACTTCTGAAATACCTTTGAAGTTTGTTTCAATTGATTTAACCAAAAAATCTTCGCTTTTAGTTTCTACGGCTTTTTCTTGCAGTTTCAAATCTAATTTATCAGCATGAGCTTGTACAGCTGCTAATTTAACCTCCAAAGCTTCGGTAACTGTTTTTAATTCTGACTCAAATTGCGTTTTATTTGATGCGCTTAATTTAGTTTCAAAAGCATCAATCGCGCTTTTTACTTCTGAGGCTGTTTTTGTTTCTAAGCCTGATTTAATGTTTGCCAATTCGGCTAATAATTTCTCGTCCATTTTATTTAAGGATTAAAGAGTTTGTAAATGATTTTAACGTGTCCAAAATAAGCGGCTGTTCAATCAAAGTGTCAGTTTCTGACGGCTCTTTAGAAAGTGCTTTTAATAAGTTTTCAATTTGTTTTAAACGTTCGTCTGAATAATCCAAATTGTATGATTTTTCTATTAATGACAATATTCCATAGTGTGATTTAATTCCTTTAATATCTTGAACTGTTGCCAACTCATTAGCCGCCCAACTAGATAAAAACGAATATTCCATTAGTTTATATTCGTCAATGATGTTTTTGTTTTTAATATTTCTTTGCATTACTTTATATCCAATGCTTAATTCAGCATTTAGACCAGTTTCATGCATTAACTTAACATCTGTAAACATGTCTTTTCCTAATGGTTTATTCATGTTAAATTGCGATGTAGTTAATAATCCGTAAGGATCTTTTGTGTCAATAGACAAAGGAACTCCAATCATCATAGTCGGATTGTGATCTTTTAATACACGAATGCGTTTAAAATTTTCGCTAACTGTTTTATCAAATGAACCAAACGCGCTTATATCTCCATCGCTATCAATGTTATTATAAACGTTAGCATAAGCAACTACAACGCCTTTTTTATCGTCTAATTCTTTTAAATCGTAAGCAATTTGTTTAAATTCCATAATACAAATATATAAAATTATTTTTATTTAGTCTAAATAACTAATTATTTTTTTATTTTTCTTATTGGTAATCCGTTTTCATCTTCTTTTACCGTAAATACAACTTTACAACGACAATTTATAATGTTACCCGCTTTGCCTTTCATGTCTCCCGGATATTCTAATTCTTCACCACCTACAAAAAACTTGTCAAATTCACCAACCTTTTGACCATTCATGTCTAAGTGATCAAATATTTTTCTACGCGTTCTATTATCTTGAACAGAAATCCACGTCTTTTCTAAAACTAATTCCGAACTTTGAGCCGCTAAAATAGTCGCGTAATTTGTTGCTGTTGTGGTTTCTGTTCTTGCAATTCTTAAGGCCTGAGTTTTATACCATCCAAATTTACGCTGCAAATTTCGTGTTATTTCAGCAATAGAAATATTATCTTCATATCCTTTTGCAATAACTCCAATAATAGACTCAATTAATGTTTGATGCACTGAAACAATTCTTAATCCCGCATTTGTATTAAGCCATTGTGAAATAATACTTTCAAAATCTATTTCAGCTTTTAACGTCTTTTCAATTCGCTTTAAATGCGGTTTACCTAAAGTTGTATATATTTCTAAATACATTTCTTTAATTTGCTTTTCAGTCACATTTCCATAAATCAAAGGCTCGAATGTTAATTTACTCATGTTATTAAACGGTATTCCATTTACGATTTTAAGTATATTACGTTTTATAATTCTATACGCTGTTATTTCCTGCCTTTGTCTAAGCTTGTCCATTGTTATTTATAAGTCAAATTTGAAAAAGTTTTCCCAGATTCTGTCATTATATAATTTTTTTGATTAAAATACAATGGTATCGGTTCAAAATCATTAGTCATTACAAAAGCATAACAATTCTTTGTGTAGTTGTCAGACGTTGAATCTAAGTCGGCTACGTGATTATATCCAAAGACTTTTAAAAAAGTTTCTTGGAATAATTCTGGTTCTTCAAATCTGTGAATTATACTATACTGTATTCCTAAAGCATAATTCGTTTGATTGTTTTCTATAATCTTTCTAAGTGCAAACATTGTGTGTGTGTATTAATTTTCCCTACTCGTTAGCTTTTCGGTTTCCGCTTATTGATTATTAATTGCCATTTCAGTTAAGCTAGGGTCATCAATTCTTTTTAAATTAGAATTAATATAAATAATAGAAGTTTCCTCGCTTTCTATTGCTTCGTAATTTATAGCCTCTCTTATTTCGTCTGGAGTTAATGGAGCTTTAACCATCCAATCAATCATTTTTGCCGTATCCGTTTGCATTTCAGGCAATTCACTAATATCAAATTCAATTACGCTTTTTTCATACCCTTTGAATTTTTGTATAAATTCAGTATTTAAATATGATGCCAGTAAATCTAAATCAGGCTTAATGTTATCAGTTATAGAACGTTTACGCGCTTCAATTACTCCGTCAACTCCAAATCCCGTTCCACTTTTTTCCTCGTTTAATAAGTCAATTGGCCAATTAAGACAGTTACATAAAGTACGTTTATCATTGCTTAAATAGTCAAACGGTTTTAATTCATCTGTTGTTAATGAAATACGCGTAAAACCTAATTTAGCAGATGCACCGGCAATATTAGACAATCTACTAGATGTATTGTCCATATCTAGCAACCGTTGCTTTAAAGAATCTCCCTGTTCTGATGTTAAAGGACTTTGTCCGTCTCCGGCATGAATAAACCCATAAACACCACTATTTTGCATTGTTTTAACGTTGTTATCGATTCCGCTATTAGAACTATTTATATTCCTAATAGCTGCCATTAATTCACTATATCCGTATAAATGAGATCCGTTTTGATTGTAAAATGGATTAGCTCGTTTAATATGAATTATACTATCTACATTGAACTTAATAAACTGATTTCCTTGTTCTAGTATATAATAATCAATAGGATTTTCAACACTTAAAGAGCTTGCATTTGATTTTAAAACTATTTGTACCCAATGCGATGGAAGTATATATAATTGCATTGGAACGCCAGCGTTCATTCCGTCTAATGGTGACATTTTATATAAATAAACATTTCCACAAACTTTTAGATATAATTTATACAAAAATAAAATATCGTTCCATGTTTGATTGGGATTAGGACGTAATAAAGGCATTGGCTGTTCAATATCTTTGTGTGCCTCTTTATTTAATAAATCATATTGTTTTTTCTGTACAAATGTTTTATCAATTGGTAATCTTTTTAACTTGTTATAACTATCATCGTCTTTAATTGGTTTAATTATGTAAGGAACTGCAGTTGTTTTACTTGCCATTTGATTAACAATAGAGTTTACGTCTGGATTTTCCCCATAACCTTTAACCAAAAGAGTTTCTAAAGTGCTGTTATATGTTGTAGTTATGCCGCCTACTTGTCGATATAGTGCCTCGTTAAAGTAATTCTTATTTGGATTTAAAAAAGCATCCAACGCTAAACGGAATCTATTTACTGCCATTGTAGTTAAATTTTATGTAAATATATGTAAATTAATTTAGAAAGTGAAAAATTTAGGCGCTAATTCAAAATACATCCTAAAAGCCAAAGCATCTGAATAATCTGGAGACCTACCTATAAACTCTTTTACTTTCTCTTTTGGAACTATTCTAAGTTTACCGTCTTGATCTATTTTATCACGTTTAACTTGTTCTAATTCCTTTATAACGTCATCTTGAACCGTGCAGTCAGGACAATTTATATATACTTCATTATTTTGTATTTTAGCGGCTAATTTATAATAACATTGCGTTTTAAGATTTTGATATTCAACTATAACATTTTCTTCTTTTAATGCTCGTGAATTATTTACAAAACCTTTACATTTTAAAATATCAATTACACCGCCCCCAACACCGTCCTCATCTGCAATAATATTGCTATTTGGCACCTTCCATTTTGTTGCTAAGCCTCGTATCGCTTCAGCCGTTTCGGTAACTGAACTTTTAGACAATGAAAATATTTCAACTACCCTAAATCCAGACCATACGCAAATAACCATTTTATCACTACCATAACGCGCTATATCTGCACTAATATACATTTGTCCTGCTTCGACAAAATCATTCGTAAAACAGTTATTTATTTTATCGTAATCAATAAGCTTTGCGGGATCGTTGTCATACTCCCAATTTCCATAATAAAGACGTTGTTTGCTATTTTCATCTAATGCTAATAATGATTCTAAATAAGATGGTGGTAAATTAGGATTATCAGTAGGTAATGACTGAATAAATTTTTTAGTATCACTTATAGTTCCATTTGAGTTTGGAATATAAAACTTTGAATAAGTCCAGTTTTTAGCCGGGTTACAGCTACCTAATATTTTAGGAATAAGGTTAAATTCATTCAATTTATAACGAATACGTGACGTTACAATTTGCCATGCTTTATAACTTATTTGATTGCACTCATCTATAAACGCCCCTGTAATCTCTAACGATCCTAAGCTGTCAAAATTAGGGTCAGCAGGATATGAATATAAATCTTTAAGTAAAATTTCGCTGCCATTATTCCAATAGATAACTCCATTTTGTCCATTAAAAGTAAATTGATCTGTTATCTTGAGCTGTGAGGCTAAATCAAAGAAAGTGTTTAAAGTGGTTTCTTTGAGTGTTTTTAGCTTTGCCCTTCCCATTAACCAACGAGTACCGGGATAGTTTTGACATTGTTCGATTAACCATAAAACACCTAATGCAGACTTACCACCTCCAGCAGCTCCACCGTAAAGAATTTCTTTGGTTGTGCTGTCTTTTAGATAATAAACAGCGTGTTCTTGTTTAGGTATTAGTTTCATTTGGATTTATTCCTGTTCCTAACGAAATAATTGTGGATTTTATTTCGCCTGAATGTTCAGTTTGAATTTTGTCACCGTATTTTTTAGGGTTTAGTTTAGATAACTCCCATTTTTTAGAATCTATTTTTAACCTTTGTAATTGTACCCAAGCAGAATCAATGCGTCCTGTTTCCGGATCTCTTTGTGGTTCTTCTAAATAATCTTTTTCAATACTATCAAACTTTAATTCAGTTCTTTCGTTAGTTGCTCGCGCGTATTGTTTTGATTTTTCTTCATCTTCTTCTATCCAAATAAAGAAAGTACTTGAAGATAATTTTACTTCTTTTAAAGCATAACGCAAAGACTTACCACTTTCGATTATATCAAAAACGGTATTAAATATAGTTTCTTTATCTTCTTGTGAATATGCCATATTCTATATAAAAAATTGTGGAGAATAAAGGAATCGAACCTTTGACCTCTGCCACCTTAGGCAGCGCACCACCGACTGTGCTAATTCCCCTTTTAAAAAACCGCTTCTAACTCTATATCCGAAAGAAGCGGTAAAAATTATATTAATTATGAAATGTAAAGATAATCATTTTATTTGTAATTCCTCACCTGTTAATGCAAAATATAAATTTTGTAGTTGGTGGACGTGTTTAATTATTCTTCCATTTTTATCACACATAAATAAATCGTTGCATTTCCAAATTAAATGACCTGGTATTGCATAGTGATTTTCTGTTATTAAATCATACCCAAACTTCAATAACCATTCTTCTGTCAGTGGAATTTGTTTTGGAGAATGTTTTTCTGTTAATTTTCTTTCAAATCCTATACTATTTGTAAAATATCCAAGTTCTATATTTTCATTCCTTTTTATTTCCAAAACAATTACTATTTGTCCGTAATAATCTAAAATATTGCCCTGTCTTAGTTCTGTGCTTTTCATAATGAGTATTTTATATAAAGTGATTTTGCGTTTATTTTTTGATTAATGTTTAGACTTATGTAGTCTTCGTGTAACAATAGATATTTCATAATTTTATTTATTTGAATTGTTAAGTATTATTTGCTTTCAAAGTTATAGGTATTATATGCCCTATTATATAGGGGCATAAATACCGATAGACGTTTGCATATTTGACGGTATTATAATTGGTTTTATTAAGAATACCGATGTTATTTATGTTAATTGTTTGCATTATTATTATTTTTATGTTAAAACTATATGTATTGTAATTAAAATAATTAGAATACCGAGCGAACTATCTTACAAATATGAGTATTTTTATATGTATCGCAATTATTTATAATTAAAATACCTATACCGATACTAAAGAAGTTTTCCTACTCTTTGAAGTCGTGAATGAAATAATTTCCACGTGTACCGTCTTGTACTATCCAAGTCATTTCTTTGCAATATTTAATCAATTCTTTAATTTTAACATCTCCAATCGTTCCATATTGGTGTATGTGAATTTCTTTTAAACGCTCCATTAAAACAGTGTATCCAATTCCATTACCTTTGTATAGTCCAGTGAATATTTCTAGCAACATTCCGTATTTTTCATAATTTTTCAATGCTTTTTGAACTTTTCTTCCTGCTTTTGGTTCTTGATAGCATTCTAATTGTATCGTTGGTATTCCTTCGATAATTTCAAAACTCCAATTATCAGGCTTTTTATTACGTGTTGCCAAAGTTTCTACTAATTTCACAGACTCTTCTTCTTTTGATGACGATATTTGTATTACCGTTTCTGATTTATTTGTGAGTATAGTTCCAAGATGACCGCGCATTTTTTCTGACTGGCTCGGGTTTTGATGCAACACATTTATAATATGAATATCGCGCTCGGTTGCCCACTTACGTAAATTATCAACCATATTTGCACTCTCTCTAATATCGTTAGTATCATAAACCAAATCGGCTATGCCATCGATAATACAAACACCTACATCTTCCATAGCATATAATAGTGTTTCGGTTGCATTACATCGTTTTTCAGTACTTAAAGCATCAAAGTTGAACATCAATACGTTTTCTAATTTTTCGTTGCTTATAACGGTTTTTATTCGTTGCAAGATTAATGAAATGTGGTATTTACTTTGCTCGGTATCAATATAGATAATTTTATCTTTTCCTTTTTGAAGGTATGATGATAACACGCCTTGAAATTCGCCTTTGTTTAATATTGCTTCATTAATCAAAGTCATCAAGAAAGTTTTACCAACCTTTGCTTTTCCGGTCACGCATGAAATGTTTTGCCTAGACATAACCATTTGATTATTGAAAAATAAAACGGCATCAGGTTTCGGTATTTCATCTGTTGGTAAAATTCTATATTTCAGAATTTCAGACAACGCCATTTTTACGTCTGGAATCTTTTTATCGTCTAAAGGGATTTCTTGAAACATAGAATTGATTGGTTTACAGTATTAGTAAAATGTGCGGTTACGGTGTCTAAGTCCCAAGTGTCCATAGTTTCTTTTAATTGCGAAGCATCGATGGACGGAAATAAATGTTTGTAGTTTTTATGGTTAATTTCATTTAACAACGGATCTACAACTCCTTTTGATTTGAAGTAATTTTGCATTTCCATTTGGTTTAACTGCAAACGTAGTAACTCTAAATGATACCCAATAGGATGAGATAATTCTTTATTTATTTGAACATTCGCAAAGTCAACATCTTGATAGTGTTTTATAAAATCAGTCAAAACAATAGCGTATAATTTAGCAAATAAATAATGCTCGTTTACGGTTGCTGTTGCGTTGCTGTTTAGGTCGTGAATTACTTTGTTTAGTGCTATTTTGTCGGTTTCATTTGGTTTGTGACTTTTTGAAATTGTATAGCTTAGACGGGAAATTGCATCTTGGATTTTCATAATTTTGAAATATGAGTTACTTCGCTAATTTTCCAGTTATGCCATTTCAAACGCGCGTCAAGTGTAGGGCGCGTAATTCCTATTTCTTTTGCGACTTCATCTTTTGTCGATGATGAAATTCGTTTCAATACTTTTTGAGTGCATTCATATTTTGTCATAATTTTTATTTAAAAAGGTAAATCATCATTGTCTGGACGGCAATCTTTTATCGTAAATTCATTTACTTCAAAAGATTTTAAAGAGCATAAAACAAATGCTTTTTTATTATATAGTTTTGCTAATCGTTTAGCTTCGTTTTCAGCTAATTCAATAACTGAATACCTTACTGTTGGCGTTCTTTCTCCTTCAAGAAACACCATAAAGAAATGTGGATTTGTCATAATTTGTAAATTTTTTTACGTTAATAAATATTAAAAAACCACTCGCTTTGAATGGTTTTGTAAATGTAGTTATTCTTTTCCTAATAACCAAGGTAAATGATTATTTATTTGTAGCTGGAAATCAATAAGCGAACGAACCAATAAATATCTACTATTCAATAATTCAACACGGATTTGCATTTTTATTTGTGCCTCAGATTGTTTACCTATTTCAGTCTTAACCTCAACGCTTAAAACCCGTCCATGCATTCCCTCAATTTTCAAATCAGAAACCCCAGCCAACATTCCGATTTTAACGTGCAACTGATTAATTTTTGATATTTCATTTTGCACCCACTTTTTCCATACTGCTGGCATTTTTGGATCTATGTTTATTCCAAAACCATTAGTAACCGCATAAATAATTAATGACGGGTTATGATGTTTTAAACAATATTTGTTATTAAAATCATTATAAATTGATTGTTGAATAACCGCCTCTGGTGTATCTTTCATAATTTTTTTATTATGGTTATTGGAATAATTTCAGTTATTTTATAATGCGTGTCCAATTTCGACTTAACCGACTTCAATAAATTATCAAATGTACGCATACTTTTTCTATCGAATGAAACCGCAAAAGTTTTCATTGGTTTTCCAAAAATTCCTTTTATTGAATCGTGAAATTGTCCATTACTCAATGACTTTAGATAACTCGCTTTTGTTACATATCGATAAATAAATAAATCAACTGTTTGATTAATAAGTATAGTGTATGCGAACGATAAATCTTTTTTATTACGTCTGGCATATTTAACAATTTTACCCCCGTCTGGTAATGGATAATCATCAATTAACACGGCAACTGCGTTTGATAATTGTTGTTTTTGGAAATATACAACTTTTTCAAAGCCACATTCTGGGCATTGTAATAGGGATTTAGAATGTATCATTCCGCATTCTGTACATTGAATTACATTTTCTAAAGCTTCTTTTTTTGGTTTTGGTTTTTCATTTGTTCCGTAAAAATATGCTTCCCAGTCTACGAAATCCTGCCATTTTCCGTGAGCTTCGATGTTTCCTCCTAAGTCAATTAATTTAAATGTTTCTTTATAAATATCGTCACACACACGGCCACCACGCCCAACCATTTGATGATATAATGAAATTGATTTAGTCGCTCTATTCAAAATTATTGATTGTATAGTTGGTTCGTCAAATCCAGTTGTAAGGATGCTGCAATTCAATAATATTGCGTCAGGTGTATTTTTAAACCAATCTAAAATTGAATTTTGAGAATCGCACTCGTTTACACTATCAAATAATTTAACATTTGTATATCCGGAATCAATAAACTGATTATAAACCGCTAAATTCGTTTTTGTGGAACTATTGAAAATTAATGTTTTTTCATTTTTACAAAGCTGTTCATATTGCAAAACAACGTTTGCTACTGCATTTTCACTCGCAAATTCCTCATCATCATAATCGTTGGTTTTTGCATCAACTTTTAAATCTTTATGATGCACTTTTCCAAAATCATAATTTAAAGGAGTAACTAAGCGGTTGGTGTCAATTAACGTTTGAATTGAAGTTCCAATTATTATATGTTCGTAAATTTCCGATAGCGTGAAAGTTCTTGAATACTCAAACATTTCAACATTACAACAAATATCAATAGTATCGGATATTTTACCGCATCGAGTACATTTACAAAACGATACTTTTTTTAATACTGCTGGAGTTCCTGAAACGGCCAATATTTTAACTGATGGAAAATACTCGAATACCTCAGAAAAAAGTAATAAATGTGCTTCATCGCAAATAATCAAACCAATTTCTTTTACAAATTCAGGATCTATTTTTAATCGGTTAATCAATGTGCGTACCATTGCCACGTATGACTTTGATAAGTGATTGAGTGACTTTTTAGAAGCTACAACCGTTTCAACTGTCATTCCTATTTTACGTAACGTTGTTGCGGACTGTTTAACTAAAATATCTCTATGCACTACAATTAATGATTTTTGGTTTGTTTCCAAATACCATTGTTTAGCGATAAATGAAAATATTGCAGTTTTACCCCCACCCGTTGGAAGTTGGTATAATAAACGGTTTCTGTTTTTTAGTTCGCTTATTATTGCGTTGATTGAAATTTCTTGGTCTGGGAATGGTGTCATAATATTAAAAACAAAACCCGATTAAATCAAGGCTTCCACTCCTATCATCTTTCGGGTTGTTTAACGATGTTTCACGTTTTTATCTTTCTGTAGGTGGAAGTTCTACAGTTCAAATATACGAATTAAATCAATATCTTATTAAAAAAACTCATTCCTTTTTCTTTAGCAATTTCTTTATTGTCGTAGAATCGTTTAGCAAAATCACTAAATAAAACCAATTCAGATATATCCATTTTACCAATTGTTTCTGCAAGTTCAGCAGTTTTTTGACAAATGTTAATAGACATTTCAGGCTCTAATTTATACACTTTTGCGTATTCTTGAGATAGGTCTTTCTCGGCTGCTTTTCTTAATGCGTTTGCGTGCATTTTAATCTCTCTTTTTATTGGATATTGGTCGATAAATTCGCATAATACTTGAAGTTGTATTGTAAGTTCGAGGCTATTTTTTAGTGGGTTTTTCATAATTTTATTGTTTAAATTCCACAATATCCAGAATCGCATTCGTTAAAATCTTCTAACGCAAATTCATATTGTAAATTCCATTTTTGTATTTTTGAATACTCCGTGTCTTGTCTCCAAGTATTTCCTTTCATAACTTTTGCCTGATTTTCTTTATCTATAAACCATTGTAATTTTTCCGGGTGTAATTCCATCATTTTTCTTAATAAATGCGGTTCTTTATGCATACACCCCACACAGTTATTCATCCATGCAAATTGAACTGGTTTATATTTCCAAAATTCTTCAATGGAATCTTTATAAATACCGTCTTCTATTAATGGGTAAAATGGTTTTTGATATTCAAACTCTTTCCACTTATTTCTTCCGTTTGAAGTTTTTCCAACTATTCCCTTATGGGTTAAATATCCAAACGGATTTAAACGATTATTTGTATTTACAGCTCTTCGTGTTTCATTTGCTCTAAAACCAAAACGACACTCCCATGGGTCAATATTTAATGAATGCCAATATTTAAATAACGGATCAACTTTCATTTCTTGTGTGCAAAAACGCCTCATTGGTTGTGGTAAATTCGGTATTCCTGTTTTTCTATCTATTGTTTCCTCAAATGTTTTTCCAGTTACCCATTTTATTTTTCTTCCGGTAAATTGCTCTAAATCAAAAATAGTTTTAATAATGACATTGTCTTCTAACGTTCCTATAAATTCAATGCCTAATTCGTCTGAAACCATCTGACGTAATTTTTTATCAGGAAACAAACATTTAATTTCATTTGTTCTTACTAATGCAAACGCTCGATAATCACTAGGGTAATTAGCTTCTAAATAAGCGGAAGTTTTTCCGCCCGATATGCTGTTAAATGTTTTCATATTAAAATTTTTTTTCTTCTTCACATTCATTGCCCCAATTTTCAGCAGAACAAGGATAAATAGATTTGCACACGTTACAATAAAATGTAAAGCATTCTGGATACGTTTCCTTTAAATACTTTTCTGTATTTTCATTAATTTTAGCCATTTCTCTAATTTCTTTATGGCTAATTTTTACTGTAAAATCATTTTTGTCCATAAATTTTTAATTTAAATTCATTTTACTTTCATAAATATAAAAAGTTTCAATTGTTTTAACCGGATAATATTTAACAATATATTTTCCTTTTTGTATCATTTCTAATGATTTTATAATCAAATTAAACGACCTTTCATTGTAGTAATTTAAGCCTTTTTTTGTGCTTTCTGGACTTAATTTTAATGTCCTTATTTTGTCGTAAACGGTAACAGAACTAAACCCTGTAATTGCTGCAATTTGCTTAACTGTGTAGGTGTTACTTGATTTCATAACTTCACCCCAATTTTTACAAATCCACTATTACGCATTTCGCTAGGTTCATTATAAAATTCAAAGTCGCCTCTTTTATCACGTGTCATACGAACTCCAAGGACCAACGAACCAATTACATAATCTATGCCTATTTCAGTGCCTAAAGTTGGATATCCATTGCCACCCCTAGAAATAATCCCAGCTCTTAACCCGGCATAATATCTAATTTGTTCCCACATTCCACTAGTGAAATTCAAACCGGCAGCACCTATAAAATCTACATAACCACCTTCTAAAGCCGCGAATGTTGAAATTGAAGCGCGTGTATAAATTGTTCCGTTGTATTCTATTTCAGCGCCTATTTGCAAACCTGATTCTTTAATTGACGCGCTTGGATCTACGACTATTGCAAAGTTAAACGAGTCAACTTTATTTAATCTGAAATTAGATTGAGCGTTACTTTTACATGTGATTGCTATTGTAACTATCGCTACAATTATCCAGAATTTTGTGTTATTTTTCATAATTTTTCTAATTTAAACTCAATTGTTAATAAATACCCTTCTTTGTTTGCTATATCCGATAAAGTTCCATCGCAAATATTTCTCACTCCTCTTTGCCATTCACTTACACGCTGGTATGGTATTTCGTGACGATTAGCAAATTCTTTAATAGTTCCGCAACCTGATAATTGTATTAGATTTCGGATTGTTTGTTGTTTTGTCATTTTGATTTTATTTAGTTTCGCAAAATATTCCGCAGTCGTAACTTTTAATCTTACCTCCTTTATCTGTTATCTTTAGCTCATCTAAAAAAATTCTTTTTCCTTTTACTTTTACCAATTTACATCCGATTCTCTTACTTTGTTCAGAACGTTGTTCAAATACATCTGGAAAAGTTTTACGAACTAAATTCCAATAAGTAGGCGACTGGCTTTTAACACATCCTATGCAATTTGCATTAGGAAATCCTAATTCATAAATTAACGGTCTTTTTATTCCGGCATCTGATAAAATATTAAAACAATCTATTTTAGTTAATTTTTCATCAATTAAAAGGCCTATAACGTTTCCTCTTTCAAATTTAACGAATCTATCATATCTATTTTGTTCTTCTACAGTAAAGCCTAAAACGTGAAAATCAATTTTATTATTTTTTTCAAATTCGTAACGAGCTTGTTTTTTTAAAAACTTCGTACAGGGTGCTCCTGCAACTCCAGACACATACTTTCTTTTATCGAAAACTTCAACTATTGAAGCATTAGGAAATTCTAAGCACTTTGCTTCTATTATTTCAATACCCACCCATTTAGAAATATCATTTTTAAAACGAATATTATCTTCGTGCTCTTCTTTTACTGGGTTGTTTATAGCTAAAATATTATGCGTATTTCCATAAATTTCAACTGTTTTTTTTAATGCAATTGCCGAGGCAACTCCACAACTAAACCAAACCGCTATTGTTTTTTTATTGTTTTTCATAATTTCTATTTTTTTAGTGATTTTCAATATTCAAAGATAATACAAAAAAGCATACCAAATACAAAATGTGTTTAAATGCGCTTAATTTATATTCATTATAAATAAAAAAAACCCAAATCTTTCGAAATGGGTTTTTGTGGGGTTTACTTAACTTGCCAGCCTGATATTGAATTAAAATACTTCGCCTCACCTTGTGGATTAATCCATTCACGACCTCTTAAATTTATTCCTACCGTAACGGTGTCGCCTAATATCAAAGCATCGAGTTTGTCATTGCATTTACCTTGCCCAAACTCAATTAAAATCAATTGCGGATATTTCTCGTCTGTTTTAACTACTAATTCTCTTTTTTCGTAATTCGCGCTTACTGTAATTGGTGCGCCTAAATAATGTACTGTTCCTGTGATTTCCATATTTAAAATTTAATTGTTATACTTGATTTTCTTGGCGTAGTTGAAACTTTTGGAACTTGATTTCCATAAGCATCAAACGCGTCTTGTTTTTGAGCCATTTTCAATTGTTCGGTTCGAGCATCGAGATCATTTTTTATAGTTGACCAAATTTCATCATCTGAATAATTTATAGTATTTCCACCGTTAACTGGAGAAAATTCAACACCTAAAACTAACTGCTTTTCTTTGTCAATTATATGACTTCTAAACTTTGACATAGCAGCAGAAACAACTTGCTCCAAACGCGCTAAATTTGCCCCTAATTGCATAATATCAACGTCACCGCTTTCGAGTGCATTATCAATTATTGCCTCACCTGTTTTAATAGCATCTTTTTTTGTAAAAGTGCTATCGTAGAGAGCGGTCATTTGTTCCGCTCTCATTTCAAAAAATTGTAGTTTACTCATTTTTCAATTGATTTAATTTTTCTTCCAATGTCAAAACCTGTGCGCTCGATGCGTTCAATTTACCTTCTTCAATCATATTCAAAACCTCACCTAATCTTTCAGCGGTTGCTGTGTCAATTAGTTTTTTGTGTTGTGATTGGTTCATTGTCGGGATTTTGTCCTCTACAATCTCAACGTGTGGAATATCTTGAGTAATTTCTTGTTGTGGCATTTCGTCGCTTGTGTATGGCATACCTCCTAATTCGTCAGAAAAACACAATCTAAAAGCCTGGGAAATTGCAACTTTTTTTGTCATAAAATTAGCTTTTTGCCAAAATGCAGTCGGTCTTTTTTTGCCTGTTTTTTTACCGTTTTCCCATTCATCAGTAACCTGTACACATTCTTCATAAAACACCTCCCAAACAAAAGGATGTTGACGATCCTTTCTATGAATGGTCACGGTTGCTTTTAAATCGTTTGCCGCAACGCTCCCCGATGTTGTAGCGTGCCATCCGTCTAATTGTCCAGAACGCTCAGCACGCTTAATATAAACCTCGTACCCTGTAATTATGGAAAGTGTTTCTCCATATTTAGAAACGTGTATTTCTCTTTTAAAAGGATTTAAACCAAATGTTTTTGCAATGGTTAAAAACTGGGTCTTTTCATTGTCGTTTAGCTTTGTGCCTATTCCAAAAGCTGTTAAATAATCAGACAAAATCTTGTCGCTCACTTGTTCTGTTGTTGTAATCTCGTTTTTCATAATCTCTAATTTTTATTTAATTCAAATAATTGTTTTACAGTGATTCCTACTAATGCTTTTGCAGGACGTATATTAATGCATTCTATGCTATTAATTTCTTTTTTAATGGTTAATAATACTTTGAAGTATTTTAATGTTTTATAATTTCCTTGTGCGTATCTATTAATTAGATTCAATTCTATTAATCTTTCACGTCTGTTTCTAAGTGTTTGTAGTCTGGTCATAATTTCTATATTTTAGTTCAGCAAATATATAACTATTAATTGAATAAACAATATTAAAAACGTTATTTATATTAAATCTATATTACATAATTAATTTTGTTACTAAATAAAAATGTGTACATTTGTAGAAATAAAAACAGAAAAATTATGAAACTCACTCAAAAACAACTAGACAATTCAATGATTATAACCAGAGCAATTCCTAAATCTCAAATTGAAAAATCAGGAAGGGAAAAAAGACGTGAAAAAAGAAAATTAAATAGAAAAAATAAATAACAAATGAAAAAACCAACAAATAACGAACGTAATGCCGGGAGAAAACAAAAATACAATTCTCCAACGAAATTGAAACGTATTCCGATTATCGCAGAAAGCGCAATTGATGAATTATTGAAACCGTTTTTAAATCCAAAATCAAAATGAAACAAAAACCTCAAATAATATTCCTTACAATTGTCGGGGTTTATTTTATTTTTAATTTAATATTTAGATAGTTATGGGATTAGTAGAAGAATTTAGAAAAGCTACCAGATATGAATATCAAGAGTATGCAGGTGCTCATCCATCAACTTGGGAAATGGACGAAGAAGATTTGGTTAAATGCGCACAAATAGCAGAAAATTTCGCTATTGGTTTTGCGGAATGGATTGTTAAAGATGATCAAAATTTAGAATATTATACTAGACTAGGAAAAACAAAAGAACTTTTAGAAATTTATAAAAAAACATTATGAAAATCACTCAATCAATATTAGTATCAATTTTAACATTTGCATTTTTTTATCTTTTGTGTGCTTTTTATAGTACAACATTTGATATAAGCAAATGGACTGAATTCACAAGGTACGTGACTTGTTTCTTAGGAGGTCTTTTTTCTCCTACTTTTGGATTACTAAATTATTTTAAAGAAAAATTATGAAAAAACAAACCAACGTCGAAAGATTCTATGAATGGATGTTATCGATAAACAACAAATTTTTACACGATAATAATAAAATGTGCCGTGCGTTTCATATCGTTGCTATGCGCGATGTTAACGATATTGAAGTAATTGAACCAATAATTGTAACACCTAATTAACATGACAGCACTTATAATATCAATAGCATTATTACTAATTTTATGCGTATTACTTGCCAGAAAAGTAATCCGGCAAGAAGAAGAAATTTTTGATCTAAAAGTAAATATTTCAGAAAAAAATAAGTTATTAGAATGGCAGGATGGTTTAATTGAGGAAATGGATAAAAAATAAATAAAAAAAATGACAAAGAAAGATCTTTTTGAAAAATACATGATTAATGAATCTCATTCTGAATGGGATAACAGAATTGATAATTGGATTAGTGTTGAAATTTTTAGAATTATGCATGAAGGAAGACTACCAATAGAAACAGATACTTCTTTAAAATATATTATTGATTTTTCAGATAAAATAAGAAATCCTAAAATGTTTGGTGAAAATATAGGAAATAACAATTTTGGTAGTTTATATCTAACTTCAAAAAGAATGATATATAAATTTTCTAATTTAATCTTAGAAGAAGTAAATTCTAACGAAAACTAGGCAATTTAAACCAAGCTAAAACACCTAATACCAATACTAAAAATAAACCGATGTATAGCAATGTATTATCTGTTTTTTCTGTTTGTTTATTATCTAAAATTTCAGATTTTCCAGACGTAGTTCCAATATTTTTTTTATTCAATTCAAAATCTTCAAATTTTGATTTATCAAATTTTATTGAAACATTGAAATATTGCTTGCCATCTACAAAGAATGGCTTTGTATTATCAATTGGCATAAGTTCTCCTATGTCATTTAATTTGATATTTTGAGTTAATATATATGAGCTGTCATTAAATAGATAATTATACTTTATTTCGTGGTATTCTTTGTTTGTTTTACGCGTCCCACATCCAAATAGAAAAGATAAAATAATAATTGCTAAAATAGTGGAAATTAGTAGTCTCATATCGGTTTAATCTCAAAATGCATCCAATCATAATTTTTTTCAATTCCTAAAGATAAAAAACCATTTCTATAAAATATGTCAATCATTTGTTTATATTCAGGACGCGCAAATCTTGCCGTTTTTTTTGTTTCGTGAAGTAAGTTACGTTCTGGATCTAAATCTATTGCGATACCCCAACTATGACGGCTGTAATCGTTACCGCCTCGCATTTTACGAAAATTAAAACAACCTCCATAAATATCAATTCCTAATTCCTGTATTTTTTCTAATCCGTAAACCTCTAAAATTTCTTTAAAAATATTGGTAAAATTAGTGGCTACCAATTTATGACAACGCATTGTTTTTACTTTTGTATTTTTATCCCAAGCCAAACGCATTGGGTATGGCAAATTTATCGTAGTTAAATAAGTGCCTTTTTCATTTGGATGTCCAAAATCTTTGATTGCTTGTGATGTTGTTATCATATTTTACCAAGTAAATAAATTATTATTGCAGCTACCAAGCCGCCTATTCCAGACGCAAACCATTTAATCAAACCCATATTATCCTTTAATAATGCGATATCGTCTTGATTCTTTTCAACATCATTCTTTACTTTTTGCAGCGTGTGAACCATTCCTATTCCGCCTGTATATTCATTACCTACTAATGCATTGGTAATTTTATGTAGCGACTCGTTGGTATTTTCCCCAGATTCTTTCATTAACTTTAAATGATGTTCTATTCTGTCAAGTCGCGCGTTTGCTATTTTTTCTTCTTCCAAAACGGTAATAATATATAGGTTAAAATAATCGAATAATAAAGAAAATAATATATTTCATCTGTAAGGTAAATATACAAAAAATTTAATATCACAATTGAATAAATGCAAGATAGGTATATCTTAGAAATTCGAGTGTATAAAAAATGAAAAAATATAAAATGAGTTCCACACGCACCAACTAAAAAAGTATCTATAGTGTCAATTGTTTTAAAATTATTTGCGTAAAAATCAGTTTTAACAAAAAATAATACACAAAATAACTCACACCAAATTAAAATAATTGGCATTAATAGCATTATTTTGTGTATTAATCTCATTTTAAATTACGGTCTTGGGGGCTTTGGAGAAATAATGTTTTGTACTTCATCATTTTTCTTTGAATCCTTAACTAAAGCGGTTACTAAAATCCAAGCCAATGAGCCAAATAAAGTCCATCCTGTTTTATCCGTAAAATAACCAGCCGTATAGGCTTGTAAAAGCGAATCAATCGCAAAAGGTAATCCGGTAACTAATCCGGCTAAAGTTGTTCTCCAATCTTTCATATTTATAAATTGTTTAAAATTACGTTATCTTTAGTAAAATACCCAAATAGCAATATTAAAATCACTATCAAAATCCATTTTACACACTTCATTATTTTGGTTCAAATTCAACCCCATAAATAGGATCAATTTGTAAATTATACATTAACGCACAAAGTAAAAGATAGTCGTCTAATTCACTACCTATTAACTCACTCGGATACGCTTTTAACAATAGTTCCTTTTGCGCGTCATATTCTTCATAAGATTTTGTATAAGATTTTATTTGAGCTTCGCCATGACGATTTTTATGTACTTGAGTGCTTTCATTTTCAGTTTTTGGATCAAATATTAAACTGTCAATTGTCTCAAAAGTATACTCTTTTCTTTCTGCGTCGCGATTAGTTTGTTTTATTTCAATTTGAATAAATTCCTCTAGTTTTCCCTCACGGTCATTTACTAGAATTGCCTTTGTTTTAGATATTACTTTCATATTATTATTTATTTAATTTACCAAGTTTTACGCCCTGCGATTGTTTCTGAATAGTCTATAATACTATATAACGACGTTAATTGATTATCCGTTAAACCGTCGTGTATTGCAATTATTTGCAATCTTTGACCGCTATAAGCCAAAGGCGATCCATTATAATTAAGAGCGCCTAAAAACAACTTAAGGCTTGGCAATAATAAAGGCGTACCGGTTTGAGTAGTTCCTATTTGAGTATTATTTCTAAAGAATTTAGTAGATACGGCAGATTGCCTAACGCCTGTCCAAATTCCCTTCGCATCATTTACACCTGTTTGAGTAACTTCTGCGCCTGATATTGAAATTTTTCTTTCGTAGTTTGAATTATATCGTCTAACATTCATATAATAAGGCGTGCCAGATGCTGGATATACTCCAAATTCAATCGCATCATCCTTTGTAACATTTGTACCTACCGACATTGTAATCCCTGTTTTAACGTACCATAAATCAGTAGAGGTGTTTATAAAAGTGTCGGCGTAGCTATTGCTTCCATTTAACTGCCAGCCCAAGTCAGAATAAGTACCGGAACCTAAAATGTTTAATCTAAACGCCGCATTAGTATCTAATGGATTCCTTGCGTTCCATTTTTGCATAGTCGCTGTTGTTCCTTTTAGAGGATAGAGTGCTTTAATTTTCCACCAAAGACCTTTATTTTTTAACTGATAAATCAAATAATGCGAACTACTTACGGCATCTGTTCCTGAAACTCCTGACGCTGCTAAATAAGCCAATGCTTGCATGTCTCCTGTAGTATAATAAGTGTCAGCAACATTTGCGGTTGTAAAGCTTATAGAATTGCTAATTGAAGATTTATTATAAAAAATATCAATTGATTTTATACCAAAATTTGAATAAGTATTATTTTGAATTAATCCGTATACTGCTTTTTCTGATAAGTCACCTATGTAAATTCCATTAGAATAACCTTCATAATAAGCTATTGCGTTAGTGCTTCCTACTGGCTCAGTAAAATTAAATTCTGTCGCATTATTGTAGGCAATATTCAAACCTAAATCTGTAACCGCTATAGGATTTGTAAAATTAGAAATATACGATACGGATGTTCCTCTTCCTATTAAATATGTAATGTCTCCATCTGGAGATCCTGCGTTGTTAGTCTGTAGAGCTATTGGAGTGTATAATTTTTTACAGTAAGACATTGCAAAAACATTGTTTGATCCCGAAGTACTGCCTAGCGTAGTAACTCTTGGAATATATACTAAATCTAAATATAAAGCGTCGCTTAAAGCTAAATCAGCTATGGATGCACAATAAGGAAGTAATACCGTTTCTACTTTTGAGCTTTTTATAATTCCTCCTAAAATCGATGTAACTCCATTAAACTCAATTATTTTTAATTGAGTTGTGGATTCAAAACAGTTTGCATATAATGCTGT